GCATCATTAAAGCAGCAGAATCCGCTGTACTGACACCATCAAATAATTGTAATTCTTGTTCTAAATCTTCAAACCCATTATTTTCAATGTTTACTTGATAATAAGTTGGTTTAGAATTTACATTTGTGGGATTAAATTCATTACCGGCCCCATCCCATATAGTAATTTCAAAATTACGTAATTGAATACCTAAAGCATCAAACTGTTGTGCCCCACGTAATGAATCTACAAAAAATTCAAAATTATAATCTCCTTCTTTTGTAATTAATAAATTAATATGATTTTTTGTATCAAAAGTAATATACTTAGGAACCTGTACTCCGTTTACATCAGGAGAATAAATAGGTGTTCCTAAAGATAAATAAGGACTCCAAAAATTATCTTTTTGTACTCTAATTTTAATATCAGTTTGACTTAACTTACCATCAGATTTAAAAATATTTCCATCCCATTTATTCCAAAACCAACAATAAAACTCTCCTTTAAATCTCAAGTATGTAGTCTTACCATCTTCAGGAACTATATGTATTGCAGTTTTTAATCGCATCCACGGTTGGTCAGTATCTTCAATTAAACACCGTAAAGAACCATCAGTTTGCTCTATACGCGATTTCCAATATGCTTCAGGTTGATTTGAAAATTCCCAAACATTTTCCCAATCAGTAAAATCAATACCAACATTTTCACCGGCGTTTGTATTTATAATTGTAGAAGTAATTGATCGTAAAGGATGTATTTTTTGCTGTTCTACATACGGTGTAAATAATTCACTTGAAATATCTTTAAAAACATCAGTTTCTAACGTGCTTGAAGTTGGTGCAATTATATTGTTCCAATCATATATATGAGTTAATGAATTTGAATTTTTTACTAATTCAAGATGATTTACTATCGTATAATACCCTTTATGTTGAAATAACTTACAATTAAATGTTTTAAGACAGTATTCAATAACATCCCAACATTTAATAGGTTCAACAATTTCTTTATCATCTTCTACCGTAATATTATAAAATCTCTTAACATTACAATAAGATTCAGAAATAGAACAAGTTGTAATGGTATATCCTGTAAATTCACTTGGAAATGTATTTACTTGAATCTTAAATGGTAAGAATATATTTACAGGTGTCAGTGCATTCTTTATGGCTTCTAATAAGGTAACTTCATCTTTTATTGGGTTTACTCCCGGTAAAGTAAAATCAATATCTTTTAATTCAGCAAGACCATCCGTAGCAGACAATTCAACTTCAATATAAGGTGGATTAGTTTCAAACCGCTTATACATATTTTCCGGTTTGAGATAGCCTAAAAATAACGTTACACCGCCTTTAGAAAATTTAACATACCATTCTTTATATTGACTTTCAAGCAAATCATCTATTACTGCTATATCAGCACGTGGTACATAAAATTTAAAGACAAGTTCACGCCCTTGGATAAAAGTATGATCCCAACTATTTTTGTCACCCCCTCCATAAGTTAATTGAACAGGATTAGCATCACTATATTTTATTTGATAAGAAGTTGGTAAAACTCCTGACCTGTATATTTGTATAAGATATTCTTCTTCATTAATATCTTTAAACTGATGATACAGTCTATCATATCCAGATGAACTCATTAGAATGAATTTTTGTAACGACGTGAAACTTCTTTCATAACATAATAAAGGTCACTACCTTTAGTAACTCCTTCAACAACAACCTTAACCTCCATCTCACGATTCTCAAATTCAGGAAGTTTATGTGGTGGAACAACCATTTCACCAGAACTTAACAAGGCAGGATAGGTGTCTCTTGGATATCCTGCTGGTACAACACCCCCCATAGCCATTCCTGGAACTTTCTCTAAATCAGGTCCTTTATCCAATAAAGATTGAGCAGCAGAAGCCAATGCCACAAGGGTCATCCCTGCTACAACAGCACCAACACCTGTCCATCCTATTGCATCTAATGCAATCCTGGCCGTTCCAAGCCCAATCATAATCTCACCAAACTGTTTAGCAAAATCAAACATTACTGAAAGAATACCTTTAAAGAGATTACTCATGGCATCTTCTTCTCCGGCAAATACTTTACCCAAACCTTCTCCTATTGTTGTGAATAAACTGGTAAATGAGTTTTGTATCAGGTTAGCAACTTCTCTGGCTGCCTCCATCTTCTTTAACTCTTCTGTACCTACCCGAATACCCTCAATCCATTTTTTAAGAGATTCAATATCACCACTTTCAATAATTTTACCAATATCAACATTACTTAATCCTTGTAAATATTTGGTAAACATAGAGATTTTTAAACCGTTCGTATCTGCTATTCCTCCAAGTAAATTTGCTTTTGTTTGAATATCATCTAATTCATATTGAAATTCTTCACTTGCTTTCTTTATGTTTAATGTTTCTAAAAAAGATTCCCAATTAACTAAACTGCCCATCCCCTCAACACTTGTTTCTCCAGGGGCAAGATTTTTCATTTGTTCTTTTAGTTTCTTGATATACTCTATCGTGAACTCTATTTGTGCTGCTGTCTTGTCAAAACTTTTACCAAGATTGTTTGCATATATATCTGTGGTTGCTAAATCCTTTGAAAAATCTTGTTGCAGTTTTAAAACCTGTTCAGTATTACTCTTATAATTACGAATATCATAATCAAGTAGAGACCACATCTTTGAATTTTCTTCTCCAACATCCTTCATTGTTTCTTTAAACAATTCTGCCCCAGCCGCTACATCTTTAATATTATCATAAACAGTTTCCAAACTTTTAGTTTTGATTGAAAACATACCTTGACCTTCTAACTCTCTTAACTTCTTTATCGTTGTGTTAAGTAAATTTGCTTGGTCAATAATTGTTTGGTAACTATCTCCTGTTTTTTCACTTTCTTTATTCTGTACATACATTTGAATATTAAAATCTTCAAATACCTTTGCAAGTTCCTTCTGTAACCTTTTAAGTTTTTCTAAGTCAGTTTCTAAATCATCAGGAATGATATCCGGAGAGGCTACACCTGTTATTTGTATTTCTTCAATTCCAAATACTTGATTTACTAATGAATTTATACTATCATTTAATGTGTTTACCTGTGTATTAATTTCTACCAAATTTCCTTTTGCTTTTGCTAATTCTGCTTCTTTAAACCAATCAGCTTGTTTAAGGATATTAGTGATTCCAGCAATAGGTCCTAACATAGCAACATTAGGCAATCCTTTTACTAAATGAACCTTTGCCTTTTCAATGTCACTTAATTCTACTCCTTGTCCTTTTGAAATCTTATCTTGTAATTCAAGTTGTTCCGTAATTTTTTTAACGATTAAACCCTCTGCTGCTTGAAGTGTGTACTTCTTTTTCAACATACCCATATAGGTATTAATCATATCAGCAGCCTGACCTGTACGAACTTTTTCCTCAGTTAATCCTTTATTATAGATTTCTTGTAACCTTGTGGCTTCTTGTAATGCTTCTTCCCTTTCTGTTTTTGTTCTCTTTTCATCTTTAGAAACTTTAATTAACTTTTCAATCTCTTCTTTTTCAACAATTATACCACCCGTATAAATGGACATTGTTTTATTCAATTCACGTATTGCAACAGCCCTTTGTTCCTCGGATGAAGTATTATTGTCCAATACTCTTTTTAATCTTTCTAAATGGGCTACCTCTGAGGCAACAGAACTATTTACTTCCGTGGTTACCTCATTACTAATTTTTTCAACAGCACTTAATTCCTTCTTTTTATTAATCAATAAAGCAAGAGCAGTTACCACAGCACCAATTGCTAAAGCCACCCATCCCCAAGGAGTAGCTGCTATTACCTTATTAAGGACTTTTGTTATTGCTACCAATTTTGTTTTATTTCCTGTAACATACGCAATTTGATAAGCCCATGCTAAATAAGCAATTTTTTGAAGATTGATAACGGTAGTTAATAAAGAACCTGCTTTTGTCATTAACCCCATTTGTATTATCACTGTTCTAATAACATTCCTCAAGGTTGTCAATAACAATATAAGTGGTCGTATCGTTACCGTTATTAAAAGGTTAAGGATTAACAATAGAGGGCCTACGGCAGCGGTAAATCCTAATACCTTTATAATTAATTCTTGTGTAGGTTTACTCAATCCTGTAAACCAATTTCCAAGGTCTCTAATCTTTCTTGTTATATTTACAATCGTAGGTAAAAGCATTTCCATAATTGCCTCACCAAATTTAATTAATGTTGCTTTAGCCTCTGCCATCGCAGCATTAAATTTGAATTTAGTGGTTTGGGAAATAATCTCAAAGGCAGCGGCTGTCGCACCTAATGAATTCTTTGTATCATTAAATACCCCAATCGTTTCTTCCAGATTAGCACCAAGCAATGAAGTTACACCCATGAACGCACGTATATTTGGAAATATTTGTCCTAAGGCTTCCTCATTCGTCCCAATCTTTTCTTGAAGCATTTGCAAGGTATCTATCAATCCATCACTTCGCAAAGAATTTCTGACATCTTGTGCTGTTAATCCAAATTGTGCTAATCCTTTCTTTACTTGATTTGTTGGTTTAAGAAGAGTAAATAATGTTTGACTTAAATACGTGGAAGCATTTGCCGCAGGAATACCATATCGTGTCATCGCCGCAATAGCACCTCCAACTTGATCAAAATGTACTCCTAATTTGGCAGCAACAGGAATAACAGTTGCAAAGGCTTTTACGAGCTCAGCCGGTTCTCCTTTGCCTTCCCTTACGGCAACAGTTAATACGTCCGCTGCTTGAGCCGCTGTGATATTGGCTTTCCCATAGGCATTTATAGCAGACGTTACAATATTAGCAATATCTTTTGTTTCCCCTAATCCTGCCGCTGCGGTCATTGCTGAAATTTTCATTACTTCCATTGCTTCAGCAGACTTAAAACCGGAGGAAGTAATAAAATATAAGGCTTCTGCTAATTCTTGCGGAGCCTTACCGAAACTTGAAGCCATTTCCAAGATTTGGTTTCCCCACTCTTGTACCGTGGCACCCGAGATACCTACTAAACCTTCAATCTTAGCAAGTTCATATTCAAAATCAGCAAATGTCTTTACCGCAGCAATTCCTAATAGAGTCACAGGTATGGTTACGTTTTGTGTCAATGTGCGGCCAAACGTAACCATACCTTGCTCTAAAGTTTTAAAAGCAGATTGAGTGTGAGTCATCGCAGTTTGTAACCTTCGCAAGTCGTGTTGTGCTGCCGTCAACCCAGCGGTATTAGCACCGATTATAACCATTAATGAACCTAAACTACTCATACTTTTCTTCTTTTAACTGGTGGAGATTGTTCTGTTTTTTTATTCTGTGATGCTGCTAAACCAAGAAGAATATTTTTCATTTCTTCAACACTTTGTTGTTTAGGTTCAGTTTCTGCTCCTGTATCCCATTGAAGTTGAAAATCTTCTATCTTAGTCATTTTAGATCCTTTCTTTCCATAGGCTTGTATCATCAAATTCGTGATTAACGAAGCCATATAAGAAAACTTAAAATCATTTCTCCATTCACCTACTGGATCAATATTATTATATACCTCCCACTCTGCTAATTGTTTTGCGGTTAATTGTTCCAACAATCTATCAGGATGGATAATCCCTAATTCTCTACAGAGTCTGAATTGGAACTGTCGTTCAGGTCTGCTTCTGAGTTTTTTAGGATTTCCTCCTTATCTGCGGTAGTAATTGCATTTAACCTTTGTGCAGTTTCCACAATCTTTTCCAAATTAGAAGCACTCATCATTTTACTGAGATTTTTTACATCCCCTGGTTCAAACACAAGATCTCCCTTTTCATCACAAACGGTAACAACTGCTAACTTTGCACGGAAATCTTCAAGTATGGTTTCATACGTCATTGTACGATTCCGGTCACCACTTGGTTTTTGTTTTAACATGGACTGTTCCCAAATATCTTTTTCGTGTCCGGTCATTTCACGCACATATACAAAACCTTTAGATAATTCAACTTTTTCAATTTTTAAATCATCCCTCTGTAAAAGCATTTCCTTTGTTAAAAAAACTGATTTTTTCATTTGATTAATTTTTTAAGAATTTATAAACTAAAAATAACACTTGATTAGTGATATAAAGATTAAGTAGATGAACCGCTACCGGAATTAACTGTAACTCTACCGGAAACTTTGATAGTTACATTAGCAGTGATTTTGTCATCCGTAGGAATTTCCAACGGTAATTCGGTTACATAACCACAGAACTCAAACGATGTGTTTACATCATCCGGAAGAACAATTTCATAGTAATGAGGGGTATCATCCTCAAAATCCGACAACATCTTATCGTAAGATGTGCGGGTAAAGTTCATAGTCAACGAAACGTTTCCACCATCTCGAAAACCTGTAATAAACTCACGGAATCCACCAACCGAATCTAAGGAAGTTACATCAATAAAATCCCTTGTCATGGATGGACCCGAAATACTGTTAATTTCAGCTATCTTTTCCCATATGGAACCAGACCAGCGTTGAAATACAGTTCCTACTCCTGAAATAGCATTGCTACTACCTGCTACACAACCCATAATTATTTACCTCCTTTTAAAAATTAATTTTTAATTTCATCTTCGTTGTAAATAGAAATTAATTATAAATCGCACCCTTTGATTCTTGTCATAGTCCAAAAGAGCCGGACCACTTGAACAACGAATTAAGGTATATAGAGCACCATTCCACGTCTCATTTGCCCGGCCGTGAAGAATGTTCTTTATATTGGTAATTACATCCCAACCTTCCAAATACTCATTAGCACGTACACGTATTTGAATAGTAGGATATTCATAGACTTCCATTCTATCGAGAGTTAATTGAGGAGCCATTATACCTGTCTCAAATATGGAAATAACATTTTGTGGTTCCGCAGGTTCTTTTCCTATGTGAATAGGAAACAGTTCCAACACACAAGATGAATTCTCTTGAGCAAAATACTCGAGCATCTCTTTAATATCTACTGAAGGTGCATTCATAATTTTATTATTTTACACTCGCTTCGTCTGCAATAATATCTAACATCTCTTTTTTATCTGTATTCAAATGTATTTCAAACCATTTTGCTCTTGAACCTTGTCTTGTCCATTTTACAACTCCATACGGTGGTTGTGTCATTTCATGAACATAAGCTGCATAATTTGCCGTATAACCAATTTTAATCTGTGGATTCTCTGGACTGTTATTATGATCCACCACTCTCCAAGAATTACGTAAAACACCAGTATCAACAGGAACCAAAGGTTCATAAGTTTCCATATTATATTGGAGTTTAGCGGCAGCCATTTTCAATCCTGCAACTGTTCGTTTCTTCATATTGGTAATCTCACGATTAAGATTATCCCTAACCTGACGCATTCCCACAAGACGCATATAAACACCTGCACCATTATTCATTCGTGCTATATTTGTTCCAGGAAAATAATTTACAGCCATTTTACAGATTTATTTACCTTGATCATATAACCAAGCAGTTCTTACAAATTCATCAGTTTTACGTACCATAGGAATTCTATCAAACCTATGTATAATGTATGCGGTTGGAATCTCTTTTGGTTTACTTGTATCATACCCACTTAAACTTGCAAGAGTACCAC